CTACCCGACCAAAACGGGTGGAAACAAAACGATTCGGTTCTTCCGCTTCGGCGATCCCAGCATCACTGCGATCTCCGCTTTGTCGGAAGGAACGACTCCTTCTTCTGGTGACGAGCGTGATCTCACGCTGTCCTCGGTTGAAGCCACGCTTGTACAGTACGGAAGCAAGATCATCCTAACGGATGTTGTTCTCGCAACCGAATTGTTCTCGCACTTGGCACAGGCCACCAAACAACTCGGCGAAGATGCCGCCCTCCACGCTGACACTCTATGTCACCGCGCGTTGGTGCAGGATTCCTCGACCAGCACTGGTACTGGCGTAGCCACCAAATCGTATGCCCGTTATGCTCAGAACACGACTAACGGCACGACCTGGGCTACCTCGTCCGTTGCTAACAGCGCAATGACCGCCACCGACTTGCTCGATGGTGCGACTTCGTTGTTCATCAGCCGCGCTCCCAAGATCAAGGACGGTTACGCGCTTGTCGCGCATCCTGCCGTGATTCGGGATCTTCAGCAGGACGATGATTGGTTGAAGGTGTCGAGCTACTCTGCCCCCGACCAAATCTTCAAAGGTGAGACTGGTAAATTGTTTGGCGTATCGGTGATTTCCTCAACGAACGTCCAGACCTTTGCAACCGCTGCTGATGGTATCGCTAATGCTGCTACCGCTAATGCTGCTGGTTATGCCAACGTCCTCCTCGGTGGTGGCGCGTTTGGTGTTCCTAGCTTGTCCTCATTGGCCGCCTCTGGCTCGCCCTTCGCTCCGAAGGTCACGATCCTTGATGCTGCTGATAAGAGCGATCCCTATGGACAGCGCGTTATTGCGTCCTTCAAGACGTTCTACGCGGCCAAGCAACTCGATCCTCGGTTCTTCCGAGTTATCGTTGCGAAGTCCAACTACAGCTAATAATTAAATGGGAACCATGCTAGTCATTGGTATGGGTCCTCGGAAAGCTGGGGAGGGTAAAACCTCCCCAGCCTCTTCCACCAAGGAGAAACCAGCTATGAAAGAAGGATTGGTTAAATTGCCGATCTCTATGTTCGAGCTAGGTGAAGGCGAAGAAAACGCCACACCAGAAGCTGGAGACATGGTGGAATTGGAAGGTGTAGTGGAGAAAATCGAAGGTGGTGTGGCTATGGTGCGTGTAAACAACGCTATGGCTGAAGCATCTGAAGAAGAATCCGCTGTACCCGAAGAGTCCGAAGAAGACCGTATGATGAAGATGGCCGAGGAGTCGGATAAGGAAAACTATAGCTAATGCCTGTTTACCAGTACGAGGACACCAGAAATGGGAAAGTTGTCGAACTGGAAAAGGCTGTGGCCGAAAGGGATTCTGTCCCTCGTTACCTTAAACGATTCACCGTCCCTCAAAGATTGAGCCTAGTGGGGGTTGGCGAACCCCTCGACAACCCGCTGGGAGTCAATCAAACAAACTTAATGAAGGGGTACTATCGCCAGGAACAAAAACTTGGCAGTAGATTCAGAAGCCAGTACACGCCAGATAGCATCAAACGTGCGGCTATAAGGAGAAAATAAAATGGCAAATGAGTTTCAGCGCAGTCCGATTAAGGCAAAGAATAAAGCCGTCCGCATTGATGGTGCTAACTTCGCTAACGTCATTGAGTTTACGGCAAGCTCCAGCGGTGGCACTGTTAACACAGTTGCAACAGCCCCTGCGTCCTTGAACGTGACTCTTAACGGCACGTCTTACAGAATCGCATTACACACCTAATTGTATGCGACTCTTATCTCGCCTTACGCTTGGTAATGGTGGGACAATTATTGCATCGTCAGCTTCCACGAATACTGGAAGCTACGATGCGGTAACTGCTCTTACATTATCCACAGCTACCCTTGTTATCAGTGGTGCTACAACCGCCGCAACCTACGCTGCTGGTGTGACCGTTTACGGTGACATCGACCAAGTTGCTTTAACTGGCGGTGCGATGGCAATCTATAATCGTAAAGATTAAGGAGTCCTAAAATGGGCCGTCAGTGGAACACGATTATTGAGAGTTTAGGACCGCTTTCTGGCGGAACTGGCTTATCGATTAACGCCAACCTAACCGAGTTAGAGGCGTTGGTTACAACCCTTCAGGCGGACGTTGCCGATGGCATTCGACTCCCAAACGCAACAACTGGAGGAACTGGTTCTACTGACTTCACCTCTACCAGCTACGGCACGATTGCAACGGCAAGCACTGGCAGGCTGGGATGCACAATCTACAATTCTGGCCCAGGCAATCTCCACGTTATGCTAGGCACGGCAACGGCAAGTACATCAGCTTTTACAGTTAGGCTAAGTTCTGGAGACTACTATGAAGTCCCATTCAACTACACTGGCTTAATTGGTGGCATCTTTGCAACCGCTGGAACTGCTGAAGTCACGCAGTTGAGTTAGGAGTAGGCGATGCCGATTTTTAAAGGAAATTTAGTCCAGACCACTAACAGTCCTTTCTACAACACAAAGTATAGGCAAACTGAGATATTTGAAGATTTCATAAATGCTTCACCTAATGTTGGGTCGAACAGTTCTGGGGCTGGAAGCACAGGAAGCTGGCCTTCCGACAATAGTGGATTTGCATATAAGAGTGGAATTTGGAGGATTCATTCTGGAAGTAGTGCATCGGCTGGGGCATACGGAGCAGTTGGTTTTCATTTTGGAGCATTGCAAATAAACCTCTATGGAGGAGCTATTACATTTGAGACAACTGTAAATTTTAATGAGTATCCAAGCTCTACTTCTTCTGCAAACATACTAATTGGATTACTACCGTCAATTAGTGTTGCATACGCAACTGACCCTGCATTTGGAATATATTTTAAGTGCGGAACATCATCAACAATCGACTGCGTCACTCGATCTGGCTCTACTTCAACCACAACATCAAGCGGTATAGCTGCATCAACCTCTGGATGGCAAAAACTAAGAATATACGCAACCACAACGTCTGTTATATTTTATATAAATGATGTAATAGTTGCAACTCATACTACAAACATTCCGAATAGCTCAACGCCAGGAGATCAAAGGCTTCACGGTGGAGCTAATACATCTTGGGTTTCTGGGACATCCAGATTTACTGTTCACCTAGATTATTTGTATGTAATGCAGGAAACTATTAGAACTTAGTTTTAATATATTCTAATGCCACTCCTCCTCCTCATCACCCTCTTGCTCTGCTCCTGCTCGCCCAAGCCAGCGGACAACAATGTACTGCCTCGCTATTCCGATATGGGAGCAGCCACGGACGCTGGTAATGTCAAATGAAACGCATCGCCATGTGGCTGACCAATTTGAGTTTGCGTTTCTTAATGACGGGGCAGGAATACGCTTGTTTCAAGGAGGCGTTAAAGTTTGCCGTGGAGAACAACAACATGGTCAAGGAGACCAAGTACATTGGCAAGGTAAAGCATCTCCTATCTGTCAACAGAAGCATCAAGCGGATAGTCGAGGAAGGCCGAGATCGGGACGAGGTTGTGGATGCCGTTGTCCATCTTGCGGTTTCACTAAGATACCTGGAGGGTAAAGGTCGTGAGTCTTGATGAGGTTTCCGATCTTAAAGACAGGGTTGCCAGCGTATCAGAGCGACTTGCCAGGATGGAGGAACGCCAGATGACGCTTATCTCTATGATCGAAAGGTCACTTGCTTTTCATGGGGATGTTGCTAATAGATTAGGTGCGCTAGAACACCTGCGGACGAAGGTTCTGGCTGTAGCTGGGCTAATAGGGCTTGCTTGCTCAATGGCCTGGGATGTCCTTAAAAACCGCCTTTCTAACTAGGAGACTAAATGCCCACACTTGGAACACAGACAATCCAGAGTAGCTACACACAGCTATTGAAGACTGACGGCTTGGGCGGGATAGATGCAACCCTACAAGCAGTTACCGATGGAGACAATACGGTTAGCGCGCTTGAACTGTCCTCCGCTGGGGTCAGATCCACAGGGACGCTAAATGCTGCTGGCGCGACTACGCTATCCTCCAGCCTAGCAGTTACTGGCGCAGTAACATTGTCCTCTAGCCTTGGCGTTACAGGAGCAGCTACATTTAGCTCCAGCATCTCTGCTACTACTGGAACTGCCACGATTGGCACTCTTTCAGCAAGCACAGCTACAATCAGCACAGCAACTATTTCAACAGCCACAATTAGCACAGCAACAATTCCTCTTCAGCTTGGTAATGTTACCTTTGGCTCAAACATCACAGCCTCTACTGGTACAGCTACGATTGGAACAGCTACAATCAGCACAGCTACAATCAGCACGGCCACGATCCCCACAATCAACGGAGTTTCCACCTTTGCTACTGGTTTTACTTCGTCTACTGGAACAAACACGCTGGGCACGATTGCTTCTACAACAATCAACAATAGTGGTCTTGTTACAGTTGGATCTCTTGAGATTGGTGGGTTGGCTGGACCTACAATCACAAAGCTATCTTACGGAACGGCAGCGTTTACTGGCTCTACATTTCAAGACCTAGACTCAGCAACGGCTGGATCAAATGTTACAACAGGAACATTCGCAGTAACAGGTGCAGCCTTGGGAGACATTGTCTTTGGTGGGCTTACATCAATTGGTTCAAGCACAGGCACAAACGCTACCTTAGCCCAAAGGCTAATTCCTTCGTTTAGGGTTGAATCGACAGATACGATTCGATATGTAATACTTAATACAGATATAGCTTCCCACGGCACAACTCCAGCAGGCACGCTATACGCAACCGCAATGAGGTTTACAGCTTAATATGGCTAAATTTAATACAGGTCAATCGTTCGCTGACGGCGATCAAGTAACAGGCGCAAAGCTAAATAACATAGTCGGACTGCTGGATATTTATAGTGGCGTTATCGCAGATCAAACCGCAATTGCAGCAACTGTAAGCACGGCTGACCTGCTTCTTATTGCCGACACGGATGCTGGAAGCAGTGGCGCGGCTAACAAGGTAACGATCCAGAAACTATTAAACGACACTCTTACTGGCGGAACATTTACAAACGCGAACATCGCCGAGCAACTTACTTACGGTACGGCTACTGGCAATCGCACAGTTAGCACCAGCGCAACAATCACTACTGGCACGATTACTGGATTAAACACCACCACTGGAACTATCAACACGCTAAACAGCACCACTGGAACTGTAGCTACGCTAAATAGTACTACTGGAACTATTACTGGATTGAGCAGCACCAATGGAACGATTGCCACGCTTAATAGCACCACTGGAACAATCCCAACCCTTACATCCATAACTAAGATTACAAGCGGGACAGGAACGGCAGCCGCCCCAGCCATCTCGCCAACTGGCGATACTAACACAGGCATATTCTTCCCCGCCGCTGACACGATTGCGTTTGCTGAGGGTGGGGCTGAGGCGATGAGGATTGATTCAATCGGTAATGTTGGGATTGGGACCGATTCTCCAGCTACATATATGTCTGCTTACTCTGGCAGCGCAAATGGTATTGTAATTGCAGATAGCGGTATTCCATCAATAATCTTTGCAGACACAGCAAGCACAACCTATTCTATTATAAGCCAAAACGGAACTGACTTTGATCTATTCAGCAACGCGGCTGGCTCAACAAATTTTTACACCAATAGCACCGAACGCCTACGAATTGCATCTGCTGGTCAAATCGGAATCGGTGGAGCAAACTACGGAACAAGCGGTCAGGTTCTAACAAGTGCAGGAGCTTCAGCCGCACCAAGCTGGAGTAATGTTACTATTGGGACTAATTCTATTACATTCCCAATGCTATCGACTAGCACAACAGAAGCTGACAACGTAGCAAAACGAACTTCAAAAGCTTGGGTTAATTTCGATGGAACAACTAATGTCGGTGGTAATTGCACTATCCGAGATGACTTTAATGTAAGCACAGTTGCAGACAATGGAACTGGTGATTATACTGTGAATTTCACTACCGCCATGAGTAATGCAAATTATTGTGTTGCATCAACAGGAAAGTATATTGAAAATGCTGGAGCATCTACAGTTTTGGGTGTAAGTATAGCTAATTTTGCAAGTAATCCAGCCGCAGGCTCTGTAAGAGTTGTGTCAGGATACGCAAATAACGGCGGGCAATTTGACTTTGTAACTGTTTGTGTTTCCATACTAAGCTAGTAAAAGCAAATGAACAAAAAAAGAATTATATATCCAAATGATGAGGGCGGAGTAGTTATTCTAACTCCGTCTCCCAACTGGAATGGAACACTAGAAGAATTAGCCGTCAAAGACGTGCCAGAAGGCAAACCATACAAGATTGTTGAAGGGTCGGAAATTCCCCCTGACCGCACATTTCGTAACGCATGGGAGTACCAAGAATGATTATTGTAAATCCAGACAAAGCAAAAGCAATTTGGAAAGACAAGTGGCGTGAGGTTCGCAAGCCATTGCTTGCCTCTCTCGACATTGAGTTTATGAAGGCTGTTGAGGCTGCTGACACAGAGAAGCAAGCGGAGATTGCGCTAAAGAAACAAGCCTTGCGTGATGTAACCCAGACTGAGATTGTTGGCAACACGCCTGAAGAGATTAAGGCAGTTTGGCCAAGCGTGCTGAATTAAGAGGGGCATAAATGACCCTAACTGAAATCGCCCAATACGCAGGCGAGAAGATTGGCAAAACTGATGCAACCACTCTCACATTCCTGCAAAAATCAGCCTCGCTGAATTACCGCAGAGTTTGGAACTTTGCACCCTGGCGGGAAAGCGTTACTAGCTCCACCTATTCAGTTGGGACTAGCCGCACGATTACTCTTGGCACAAATGTTGAAACCCCGCTTTCAGTTGCTTACGACAAGAGCGAAGTTGATCCAATTGATTTGGCAACCATTGTAAGTCAAGACTCCGAC